ATAAATACTCCTCTTAATAATCAAGCATTAGTTTACGAAACAGCTACAACGCTGTGGAAGAACAAGACTATTATAGACGACTCTATTACAAATGGAGTTACAGACAGGGCTCCAAGTCAGAATGCTGTATTTGATGCCTTGGCTTTAAAGCAAGATAAATTTATACAAAACGCAAGTGTTACTTTGATTGTTTCAGGATGGTCTTTGGTTGGAAGTTATTATGAATACACTTACACTGATGCTAATATAGCTGCTACGTCGTTCATTAATTTTACGCCAAATAACGCAAGTAATTTAGGGGTAACGAGTTGTAAAATGCTTCCTCAGATAGATGCCGCAGTTGGAAGTTGTAAATTTTATGCAATGTTTCCTCCTCAGACAGATATTGTAGGACAATTAATAATACAAATATAATGGGAGTTCAATTACCAATACAGAATTTTTTCAAACCAAAGCCTACTCCTACAGATTGGGTAAGACCTCTCGATTGGATAACTATTACAGATACACCTGATGAAGTTCAGATGTTAGTAGCTGATGTTAACTTGGCTAATTTTACAATAAGAACAAACTTTGTTAAAAATTCAGGTACTAATATGTATATTGATTGGGGTGATGGCAGCCCTATTGATACTATTTCAGTAATAGGACTTACACTAACTTCTCATCAATATACAATAGGTACAGGCACGCCTTGTTCTAGAGGATATACTACTTTTAAAATTAGGATTTATGCTGACCCAACTTCTGTTATTTCAGTTTGTCAACCTGTTGCTCCACTTATAACAGGTAGTTCACTAGCTTATCAAATGGGTCTTTTAGAGGTTTATTATGGAAATGGGACTATAAATCTAAATGCTCCTAGTTTTGGAGGTGTAGGTTCTGCCGCTACAATAGTTGGAGGTTTTGGATTTTTAGAATATGTAAAATTACCACAAACTATAGGATGGACAGGTGGTATGTCTTTTATGTTTTCTCAAAATACATCAATACAAAAAGTTGTATTATATGAAACAAGCACAGGAAATCCTGACTTTAGACATTTTTTTAGTGGATGTACTAATTTAAGAGGAGAATACACTATTCCAAATATACCAATACTTACAGGAGTAGGGTTAGAATCAACATTCTCAGGATGCTATAATATAACAAAGGTAACATTGCCAAATGTAATAAACGTAACGTCGTTAGCTGCAACATTTGCAAACTGTGCATCATTAAAGAATATAACTTTACCTAGTATTAGTACTGTTGCTAATTTATCTTCAACATTTGATGGATGTACAAGTTTAGAATGGGTTAAATTCACAAATTTACCTTCACCTGCTGGGGTTACTAATATTTCTATGTCTAATATATTTAGAGCTTGTATTTCATTAGAAAATGTATATTTTCCTTCGACTTGTTCTTCTAATGCTAGATATGATTGTAGCAATATGTTTAATGGTTGTACAAATTTAAAAAGAATTTTATTTCCTTTAAATTTTGAATCTACATCTTTAAGTTCCACATTTAATTTATGTTCGTCAATAACATCAATTATATTTCAAAATGGATTTACTAATTGTAATACAATAGCAAATGCTTTTAATAGTTGTAGAAATCTTTATCAATTAACCTTACCTTCTACTTTAGGAGGTATATTGTCAGCAGGTTTACAGGCATTTGCATTTTGTTCTTCTTTAGAAACACTTGTAATTCCAAATACATATAATTTTAGTGGAAGTATAAATAGTTTTGTTAATGGTTGCACCATGTTAAAATCATTAACAATGCCTAATACAGCACAGAACAGTATAACAACTATGGTTTCATTTGCTCAAGATTGTAGAGCATTAGAAACAATTGTTATGCCTTCTTCAATGACAGGAGCTACGGACTTAACCTTGATGTTCAGTGAATGTAATAGTTTAAAGTCTATTGTACTTCCGCCTACTATGAATAGTGTTACAACAATGGTAACGGCATTTTTAAATTGTTATAATTTAGAAAGTATAACAATGCCAACATCGATGAGCGCATGTAATAATTTTAATAGCACATTTATTAGGAATAGAAAGTTGGTTTCATTAACTATGCCTGTTACTGTAGGTCCTGGAACAAACTGGATTACAGCATTTTTCCAGTGTCTTGCATTGAAAACGTTAGTATTACCAACATCACAAACAACCACATTAACTAGTGCAAATCAGCTTATAGAAAGCTGCGGTAGTCTTACCACAATAACAAATGTTGATAAATTAGGAAGTTTAGGAGCTACACCATTAGTAAATTTATCAGGAATGGTTGGAGCTAATTTAGTGCCATCATTAACTTTTACATGTCCAATGTCTCAATTTGGGTTTAACGGTTCAGCCACTACCACTAATTTAATAACGTCTATAAGATTTTTAAATACATCAGCAGGTCAATGGACAGGAACTTCTCCTCAGATAAACATAAGTTACACATCTCTGTCTACAGCAGCTTTAGTAACACTATTTAACGACATGGCTGCACAAGGAGTTGTTGTAGGGAAAACAATTAACATAACAGGAGCTACAGGTGCCGCTGGATTAACGGCAGCAAATAGATTAATAATAACTTCATTAGGATGGACGATAGTGGGATAACAACAGAAGGATTTTATAAACAAGATGGATACGGCTGGATTTATGCTCCTAACTTTGTTTATTCTGAAACATATGAGTTAAAAAAAGAATTAAAAGATACATACTCCTATCCAGTTGATGGATGGGTATGGCATGATGAACAACCTTATAATACAGAAATATGAGAAACGCACTACATGTAATACTTGGGATGGTTATAATGTTTATAATTGGATGGTTAACTGGGTTTAACAGTTATACAACAGAGGGTAAGTATGTCGGTGTTCCTTTAGTATCGATATTCTTAGGCACTTTTATAGGGTTTGGATGGGAGTTATACCATTGGGTAAAAACAGGTGCTTATATGGATAAAAACGATATTATACGAACTGCAATCGGATTTTTAATTGGTGGACTTTTAGCAACTTTATGAGAATGGATAATTGGATATTAGGGTTGATTTTTTTATCTGTAGTAGGCGGAATACTTATTTTTTCTAGGTGCTCAAAGCCAGAGGACACTGAGGTGCACTTTAATTATACACCTGTGGAGAAGAGGGATGCAACTCCACAAGAGAAGAGGTTTGTAGAGTTAGTAAATAACCATAGAGACTCATTAGATTTGCCAATATTAATACACGAGGTATTGTCAAGCGAGGTATGCAGGGAGAGAAACATAAAGGACATAAACGCTAATATAGGACCAGATCATAATGGTTGGTATGAGATGGTTCTAGCAAGTAAAGCAAAAGAAGGGAGCCATATTTTTGCTGAGTATTATATGAACGCTGATGAATTATTCAAGGGATACTTGAATAGTGAAGGGCACAGAAGTGCAATTGAGGGACACGACAGAACCCACATTGGGACAAGCTATATAAATATGAGAAATCACACACTAATCGTTAAATATTAAAAGAATGAGCAAAAAGAATTTAGACACATTAATAAACAAATGGATTAGCAGGAAGCTATTCGTTTTTTTAATAGCCAGCGGATTGTTAATGTTTGCGGACTTAGAATCTTCGGATTGGACTTTAATTGCGGTTGCATATCTAAGCAGTCAAACCGTATTAGACTCTGTTACGATATATTCGAAAATGAAAAATACAAATAATAACGAACAAGCATAAACCATGATTATGAGTGAAGATAGTGAAAGACTTGACCGCCTTGAGCACCATTTCAGAATATACAAACAAGATTTAAGCGACATCAAAGATAGTGTAAAAGAAATAAAGATACTATTGGGTGGATCAGCATTAAACGGAAACAAAGGGTTTGTGCATTTAATGGAATTAAACGATGAAAAAATAGAGATCTTAGAGAAAGAATTGGCTCAAATTAAAAGTGATTTTGAAACGGCAAAATACTGGGGTAAAGGTGTAACAGGTGTTGCATTCGTAACATTAGGTTTAATTATTAAAAAAATATTAAGTTTATAAATTATGTTGATAGTAGTAAGAAGATTGTACAAAGGAGAAAACTCTATAATAGGGGAAATGACAGTAGATGGCATTTTTGAATGTTTTACATTAGAAGATGTAGAAAGACCGGTAAAAATAAAAGGGGAGACAGCCATACCTAAAGGAACGTACAAAGTTATAATAAACCAATCCAACAGGTTCAAAAGATTATTGCCATTATTACTTAATGTTCCAGGATTTGAGGGAGTAAGGATACATTCTGGCAATACAAACCACAATACGGAAGGATGTATATTGGTAGGCCAAACAAGGCGTAAAGAATTTATAGGCCAATCAAGAAAAGCATTTAACAAGTTATTCGCTAAAATGCAAAAAGCCAAAGACATAACTTTAATAGTCCAATCATAATGAGGAATTTTATATTTATTATACTTATACTGCTAACGTCATGCTCTTCAAGGAAAGTTGTTGTAGACAAAACAGATATTAAAAAAGATAGTGTGTCAGAAACAAAAGTGACCAAGAATGTTACCGAGAATAAAGTAAAGACAGATACTACAACAGTAAGAACAATAGAGAGTACGGATGAAATAACAATCATACCTATTGATTCTACAAAAGAAATATACATAAACAATGTGCCTTACAAGAACGTTGTTTTAAGGATCAAAAAAAACAAATCAAATACGTTATATACAAACGGCAAAAAAGAGTACAATACAAAGCGTATTGATTCTATCGTAACAAATAAGACGCAAACAAAAGAGAGAATAAAAGGGAAGACAAAGTTTATAGACAAAGCTGCAATATATGCTCCTTGGATATTTTGGATTATACTAATCTTAATTTTATATTTATTATGGCGAAACAGACGTTAGTTGTAAAACATACTGTCAAAAATATAGCGAGACCTGGTGTTCACGCTAAAACGAAAACATCAAGCTTAAAGATGTCAAAGAATTATAAAAAGCAGTATAGAGGGCAAGGTTAAGTAAAAACCTTGAAAAATAGGTAATATATAAGTTATATCAATTTAATCAAATAAAATTATGTCAGACGCTATAGTCAAAAATTTAAGTTTTGGTAAAGAAGCTAGTGATAAGGTATTCGCTGGGATTGAAAAGTTAACAAAAGCAGTTAGTTCAACATTAGGAGCAAGTGGTAAGTGTGTGCTATTAGAGGATTCTTTAGGTAGACCAATTATAACAAAAGATGGCGTAACGGTTGCCGATTCAATTATTTTATTGGATCCTGTGGAAAATATGGGTGCTACATTACTAAAAGAAGCTGCCAGGAAAACCGTTAGAGAAGCAGGCGATGGTACAACTACCGCAACAGTATTGGCGCACTCTATTTTGAAAAATGCTTATGCGGTTGAAAATCCAAACGAAAGAAAAATTAAAGAAGGAATAAATAAAGCTGTTGACAATGTTATAGCGTACCTTGAGAGAATAGCTATAACAGTAGATGATAACATGCTAAATCAAATAGCGACTATATCAACAAATAATGACCCTGAATTAGGTAAGTTAGTTGGTGACGCATTTAGGTCTGTGGGAAATACCGGAGTCGTAATGATGGAAACAACATCTGATCCCGAATGTAGCTTAGAACTGGTTGAGGGCATACAATGCAATATGGGGTTAAAGAATATGCATTTTGTAACTAACCAAAAAAACAAAACTGCAGAACTGGATAATCCTTTAGTATTATTGGTTGAATCGCCCATAGACAACATAAGACAAATACAGTCTATATTAGAATATGTTATAAAGAATAATAAATCATTGTTAATAGTTAGTGACATGGATCCGATTCCGTTATCTACATTAGCAATGAACAAACTAAAAGGGAATATAAAAATAAACATTATTGATGCCCCAACATTCGGTGTCAATAGAAAAGAAATATTTGACGATCTAGCATTACTTACTGGGGCTACGGTAATAAACGAAGACCTTGGTGATGATTTAGATTTAATACAACCGGATATGTTAGGATCCTGCGTTAAAAGCATTACCAGTCAAGAGGAAACGATATTACATATAGGGGATACTCCAGAAGGCGTTTTAGAGATTATAGAAGACATTAAAAAGTCTTTATTGGAAAACCCTTCTGCAAACAAAGTAATAGCTTTAGAAAAAAGACTAGCAAGATTAACTGGCAGAATTGCTTTAGTAAAAGTAGGGGCAAATTCTGAGATAGAATTAAAAGAATTAGCAGATAGAGTTGAAGACGCTATTTGTGCAACCAAGGCAGCGATTAAAGAAGGTATTGTGCCAGGAGGAGGAATTGCTTTATTGAATGCTTCTCATAACATAGATACCTTCTCACTTGGCGAAGAAATATTAATGGATTCTATCAGAGCACCGTTTAAAACAATATTAGATAATGCAGGTATTGAAAATGCTCCATTAGAAACAATATCAAAAACTGGATATGGCTTGAATGTTGTAACAGGAGAAACTGTTAATATGATTGAAGCTGGTATAATTGATCCATTACTTGTTACTAAAAGCGCGTTAAGAAACGCTGCGTCTGTAGCAACTACTATATTATCAACTGACTGTGTAATCAATAATCTGAGAGCATAATGAAAGCAGTAGGCAAAAGATTGATTATAGAAAAAATAAAAGAAGGTACAACCGAAACAAAAGGAGGTCTTTTATTGGCAGAAAATCATAGAGAAGATATTAGGTATATAGAAGCCAAGGTTATTAGTGTTGGCGATGAAGTAGTAGGAGTTAAAGAAGGAGATCATATATTTTATGATAGACATAACGGGCATAAGATTGAGTCTGGTAAAGAAACTTACTATGTTATACGTTTAGACGATGTTGTGGTTGTGTTATGAGTCGTTTAGAGCCATCAGATATTAAAGAGTTAGGTTTACTAAAACATTATAGAATAATAAGACGATGGGCTTGTAGGAACAATAATTTGACCGATGCCGATCTAGAGTTGTTAATCTATTTTGATTGCATGGAATTCTTTACAAAACAAGATTATAAAATAGGTACTTACGCTTACAGCTGGGACAATAAACGCTGGAACAATTTATTAAAAGAAGGGTGGATAGTGGTTTGGAGAAACAGAAACCATACAACCCAAAAATACAATATATATAAAGTTTCATTTAAGTGTAAACAGCTAATAAGTAGGATGTACCGTATAATGCTTGGTAAAGAAGATTTGCCAACCAGTCATAGAAATACTATAATGAGCGGTAAAACATATATGGATAACCTTATGATAACCGCAATAAAAAACGTAAACAAAGATAAAACAAGACGCAATGATGAATCAACTTGAACCAACACCAATAAATCCAACAGGGTTTACAAATACAAATAATATACAAGGTGTTTTTGGAGAACAAATGCCAAATACATTTACAAGAAACGTTAATAATCCTTACAGTCAACCAAGCATGGAGCAAGGTAATGCATTATCAACACCTGTTCCGCCCCCTGCTGGAGTTGAAACACCTATAACACCTAAATACGATATAAACAATTACTAACTATGGATCTAATTACTAAGAGACACCCAATGAGTGTTCACGATAAAGAAGCAAAGATGTCAGGGGTTGGAGCTAATGCTCTATGGAATGGACCCTTTGATACCACTGGATTACCAAAAGGCAAAGGACTAAGTTCTGGCAAAGATGGTATTATACTAAATAACGCAAAGCCTGTGTGTGATCCTAGAGCAATAACTCAAAGAGCTAAAGGCAGATATTAAAATTATTACATAAACAACCAAAACAAAAACGAACAAAATGGCAAAATTTATCTCAATTCCTGTAACAGCTAAAGGAACATCCTTAATACCTACTGATGGTTTAGTTACTACTTTTATTAGCGCGACAAGTATCGTATTAGCTGCTGGTGGAAAAACACTTAGTTTAACAATGGCAGGCACCGCCACTACCGCTGCTTTAGATGCTATTAACAACGCTGTTCTTCAACTTAATGGACCTCTTGTATGCCCAGTGGTTTTCCCTACTGGCCAAACTTGTACTGCTATCGCAATATCATAATAACAATTTTAGATTCCCTATAGGCATAAAGTTTATAGGGAATTTAATAATATCTATTACTTTATATGGCATTTACCATGAAGGGCGCTCCTTACAATATTGACAATACTCCTATCTATAGTACAGATATGGAAGACAACGTACTTGGTATGGCGCAATCTAATGGAACTATATTAATAAACAGGAATGTATCTCCTTTAGAATTGAAGAAGAATAAAACTATATCACACGAGAAAGTACATATAGATCAAATGAAACGTGGTGATTTAGATTACAACGATTCTGATGTTTTCTGGAAAGGTAAAAAATATCCTCGATCTAAAATGAAAGAAGGGGCTAAGAATTTGCCATGGGAGAAAGAGGCTTATAAAAAGCAATAAATACGCGTAATAATAATATTATATAAATCTAATATTATTTAATTATGAAAAAAGTAATCCTTATTATCGTATTTTTAGCATTTAGTTCCTATGCTCAATCCCAAAAACTTACCAAAGATTTTTTGGTTGGCACCTGGGCTTCTGAAACTGTTCAGATAGAATTTTCTATTTTAAACAAAAAAGATTTTAACGTTGTGTCGTTTTCTTATTTAACCGGTAATTATTTTAAAATATTAGGTTACCAGTTTGATAAAAACAACTTTTACTTAAATACATTGCATGAGCCAAACAACTGGGAAGCTTTATGTAAATTTATAGTTGTAGATGAAAACACAATGGTAGCTGATTACGTAAGTGATTCACCGGGAGCGGTAATTTATAAAAGAATAACAAACAAATAAAAAACAAGATGGCATTTAAGCAAAATCCAGGTAGAGGGAATAACTCTAAAACAGGGCACGGATTACCTACCCCTTTTAAGCAAGACATAGAGCTTACTAAAAAATATACACAAGGTAAAAAGAAATTAGCAACTCAAAGAGAAAAAGGGAATGTAGATTCAGGTTTGAATGTTGATAAAGCCTCTGGATTTGCTACTGCTAAACCTTATGAGAAGAGCTTTATTACAAATGAAAAAACAAAGCAATCATATATTGTAGGTGGTGATAAAAAAACTACTGCTAGTGCTTCTTCATACGGTAATGACAAAGCAATTAAAGACTTGCGTAAGAAGTTTGTTAGTGATAGTACATCTACTATGAAAGCTAGAAATAGAAGCGCTGAATTATACAATGCTACAAGCGGGGGAACATCTCCGGATAAGCTGTCTACGGGGCAGAAAGCATCGTTAGTAACTATTGGTAAAGCGAAAAAAGTTAAATAATAAAATAAAATAAATCAAATTAAATTAAATGGAAAATACAAATAAGATCACGGATGAACAATTAAGCACTATTGTTAATCAACAAAAAGAGATGAGTACCCTATTATCGAATATAGGGTTACTGGAATCTCAGAAGCATGGCTTTTTACATCAAATTGCAGAGGTTAATAAAAAAGTAGAAGAGTTCAAATTAGAACTACAAAGACAATATGGTAATATAAACATTAACATTGAAGATGGATCTTATACTCTTATAGAAAAACCAGCAGATGTCAAATTAGAAAAAGTCGAATAATGGATTACGTAATTAGAAAAATAAGTATAGGGGTAGACTACAAGAATGAGGCTATGCACTATTCTATAGGACAGAACGTTTACGGAGGCCATGAAATTACGCATATATTAAAACAGGATGATAAGTCCTGTATGATATATATAAAGAATGGAGATGAGGTAAAGCCATGGAAAGAATTCTATCCTACTATGGCTATTGCTCTTGAATATGATTTAGAATACTAATGAGAAGTATATTTAGTTTTATTGTTAAGCCCGTAAATGGTGATCGATACAACAACAAAATTAAATTAGGCGATAAAGAGTTAATAGTAAACACTAAAATAGAAAGCTTTAAGTCTGTGAACAACTTCGCAGAAGTAGTAGCAACACCATTAGCTTACTCGACTAATATAAAAGTTGGCGATATAGTTGTAATTCACCATAATGTTTTTAGGGTGTTTTACGATATAAGAGGTAACAAAAAGAATAGTAGATCATATTTTAAAGATGATTTGTATTTTTGTGAGTTAGATCAGATTTATCTATATAAGAATACGGGTAAATGGAAAACATTTGGAGACAGATGCTTCATTAAGCCAATTAAGAATACAAGCGATTTAAGCGCGAATAAAGAACAAAAGCTTATTGGTATACTAAAGTACGGCAATGACTCCTTAGAAGCGCTTAAAATAAACGAGGGAGACCTTGTTGGTTATACTCCTTATGGAGAGTTTGACTTTGTCATTGATGGACAGAGACTTTATTGTATGAAATCTAATGATATTGTAATTAAATATGAATATAAAGGAGACGAAGCAGAATATAATACTCGCTGGGCACAAAGCAGTTCTTGAGTTAATTAAAGTGGCAGAAGAAGCTATTTTAGACAACGGAGAAGATGACTTATCAGCAGACAAGTTAAAGAATGCTGCGGCTACTAAAAAGCTTGCTATTTTCGATGCCTTTGAAATCCTAAGTAGAATACAAGAGGAAACTCGAATGTTAGAGGAGGAAGAAAAAGAATCTACAGCGAAGCCATTTAAAGGTTTTGCGGAAGGGAGATCCAAATAATGTACGAGCAAACACTATATAAAATATTACCAAACCATATAAAGCAATCGGTGATTAAACAACAAAACCGATATAATAGATGGAAGTACGGTTACAATAAAGAGCACGATGTGATCGTTATTAGTAAGACTGGTAAGATTGGTGAAATATACGAAATACAAAATCTTAAGATAGCATTGCCTTTATTAGAAGGCGGCTACAAAAGAAGTAATAAGAAAGAAGAGCAATATTGGGAGCAAATACCCGTTCCTAAGGAGCTTGAAAGAATAAAGAGTGTATTCGACTGGAATAAATACCCGGATGCATTTAAAGAGAGATGGTACGATTATATTGATACGGAATTCAAGTATAGAGACGAAGGTTTTTCATTCTATAATAACGGTACGCCATCATATATAACAGGATCACACTATATGTACTTACAATGGAGTAAGATAGATGTTGGTGCTCCTGATTTTAGGGAATCCAATAGATTGTTCTTTATATTTTGGGAAGCTTGCAAAGCGGATCCTAGATGTTATGGTATGTGCTACCTAAAGAATAGACGTTCTGGCTTTTCATTTATGTCCTCCGCTGAGTTAGTTAATTTAGCTACTATGTCTAGCGATTCTAGGTTTGGTATATTATCAAAGTCTGGAGCCGATGCTAAAACAATGTTTACCGATAAGGTTGTTCCTATATCTTTAAACTATCCTTTTTTCTTTAAGCCAATACAAGATGGTATGGATAGACCTAAAACAGAACTAGCATATAGAGTTCCTGCTTCAAAGTTTACTAGAAAGAAATTAGATAACAGCGAAAGCTCAGAAGAGATTACTGGATTAGACACAACTATAGATTGGAAAAATACAGGTGATAACAGTTATGATGGGGAAAAACTAAAGTTATTAGCGCATGATGAATCTGCTAAATGGTTAAAGCCTGATAATATACTTAATAACTGGCGAGTTACTAAAACGTGTTTAAGATTAGGTAGTAAGATTATCGGTAAATGCATTATGGGTTCAACATCCAATGCCTTAGATAAAGGCGGATCCAACTATAAAAAACTTTATTATGACTCCGACGTTACGAAAAGAAACCGCAATGGGCAGACTAATTCAGGACTATATAGTTTGTTCATACCTATGGAATGGTCCTACGAGGGATTCATTGATACTTATGGCATACCTGTCTTCGACACTCCAAAAACACCAATCAAAGGTATAGATGGAAATGAAATAGATTATGGCGTTATTGAACACTGGCAGAATGAAGTAGATGGACTGAAGCAAGACTCTGATGGATTAAATGAATATTACAGACAGTTTCCAAGAACAGAACAGCACGCATTTAGAGACGAAACAAAACAATCTCTATTTAACCTTACAAAAATATACGAACAGATAGATTACAATAACGATTTAAGAAATACAAACATCTTAACACGCGGTAATTTTCAGTGGGAGAATGGCATACAAGACACAAGGGTAGTATTCTATCCTAATAAAGACGGTAGATTTTTAATATCTTGGATACCACCGGCTCACCTGCAGAATAATATAATATTAAAGAATGGATTAAAATACCCTGGTAATGAACACGTTGGCGCATTTGGATGTGACCCTTACGATATATCAGGTACAACAGATGGTAAAGGATCTAAAGGAGCGTTGCACGGCAGAACAAAGTTTTCAATGGAAGAGGCCCCTTGTAATACATTCTTTTTAGAATACATATCAAGACCACAAACAGCGGAGATATTTTTTGAAGATGTGTTAATGGCTTGTGTATTTTACGGTATGCCAATATTAGCTGAGAATAATAAACCAAGGTTATTATACCATTTTAAAAGAAGGGGATATAGGGGGTTTTCAATGAATCGACCAGACAGGGCTTTTAATAAATTGTCAACAACCGAAAGAGAGATAGGTGGAATACCAAACTCTTCACAAGATATAATGCAGGCTCACGCTGCGGCTATTGAAACTGAAATAGAAGATCATATTGGTTTAACAGAAACAGGCTATGGAACAATGTACTTTCAGGATACACTTGAAGACTGGGCAAGATTTGATATAAATAGAAGAACAAGTCATGATGCGTCCATAAGTTCTGGTTTAGCTATAATGGCTTGTAATAAAAATAAATATATGCCTACTCAAAAGAAAGAAATAGTGTCTGTGCCTTTGGGATTTAGAAAATACAATAACGAAGGGAATACATCAAAAATTATTAAGTAAATGAATATATATACAAATCCAAACAGCGCCTTCCCTAGCCAGGTGGTAGATGATGCTACTAAGGCTTCAGAAGAATACGGGTTGCAGGTATCTCGTGCTATAGAGCAGGAGTGGTTTAACCAAGGGAGGACAAGTGGTAATAAGTATTTAACACATTGGAATAATTTTAATAAACTTAGGTTATACGCCAGAGGAGAACAGCCTGTTCAGAAATACAAAGATGAATTGTCGATAAACGGCGATTTGTCTTATTTAAATTTAGACTGGACGCCGATACCTATACTATCAAAGTTTGTAGATATAGTTGCTAATGGCATTTCGCAAAAAACCTATGATGTAAGAGCTTTCGCACAGGATCCTGAGTCACTTAAGAAAAGAACAGACTACGCTTCTTCTGTTAAGTTTGATATGGTTAACCAACCAATAATCCAAGACGTATTACAAAAAACAGGAACTAATATAGCCAAGTCAAACATACCTGGAGCAGACTTACCATCAACACAGGATGAATTTGAGTTGCACATGCAGTTATCCTATAAACAGTCGATTGAGATTGCTGAAGAGGAAGTAATAAACACTGTATTAAAAACTAATAAATACGACTTAACTAGAAAGAGATTAAATTACGATCTAACAACTATTGGGATTGCGGCAACTAAGACATCGTTTAATCCGTCAGAAGGCATCGTCGTAGATTATGTTGACCCAGCATATATGGTTTACTCATATACTGAGGATCCTAATTTTGAAGATATTTATTACGTAGGGGAAGTTAAAGCGGTTACAATAGCTGAATTGAAAAAACAATTCCCGTATATATCGGAGGAAGAGTTGCTTACAATACAGCAGATGCCTGGTAATAGACAATACATACAAGGCTGGGGTAACTACGATGAAAACACTGTTCAGGTATTATATTTTGAGTATAAGACATATATGAACCAGGTGTTCAAGATAAAGCATAACGACAATGGACTTGAGAAGGTAATTGAAAAAGATGATTCTTTCAATCCTCCTCAGAATGATAACTTTGAAAGAGTATCAAGAACCATAGAGGTATTATATACTGGAGCTAAAATTGTTGGTACCAATATGATGTTGGAATGGCAGTTATCAAACAATATGTCAAGACCCTATGCTGATACTACTAGGGTTAAAATGAACTACAACATTGTAGCGCCAAGGTTATACAAAGGCAGGATTGATTCTCTTGTTAATAAGTGTATATCTTTTGCGGATATGATTCAATTAACCCACCTAAAATTACAGCAAGTAATGTCTAGAGTAGTTCCTGATGGGGTATTTTTGGATGTTGATGGTTTAATGGAGGTTGATTTGGGCAACGGAACAAAGTACAATCCAGCGGAAGCATTAAATATGTACTTCCAAACTGGTAGTATTGTTGGTAGATCGTTAACACAGGATGGCGATTTAAATAGAGGCAAGGTGCCTATTCAAGAATTAACTACATCTAGTGGCCAAGGTAAGATACAAAGTTTAATACAAACTTACCAGTATTATCTACAAATGATACGAGATGTCACAGGTCTTAATGAGGCAGTTGATGGTAGTAAGCCAGATTCAAACGCTTTGGTTGGATTACAAAAGATGGCAGCTAATAGTTCTAATGTGGCAACACGCCATATAAAAGACGGTAGTTTATATTTAACAACCGCAATATGTGAGAATATATCGTTAAGAGTAGCTGATTGCTTAAATAATCCGTTAACAGCAAATTCATTGAAGCAAAGTATATCTACCTACAACGTAGAGGTGCTAAAAGAAATAGAACATTTAAATCTGCATGACTTTGGTATATATTTAGAAGTTGAGCCAGATGAAGAAGAAAAAGCGCAGTTAGAACAAAACATACAAGTTTCTTTACAAAACGGCGGAATTGATTTAGAAGATGCTATTGATATAAGACAAGTAAAAAATCTTAAGTTAGCAAATCAGCTATTGAAATTAAAAAGAAAGAAGAAACAAGAACAAGTACAACAGCAGCAGTTAGCGAATATACAAGCGCAAGCCGACGCTAATTCCCAAAACGCAGAAAAAGCAGCAATGTTTGAAGTGCAAAAGCAAGAAGCTTTGGCCCAAACGCAAATACAAATAGAACAAGCTAAATCCCAGTTTGAAATGCAAAGATTACAAACGGAAGCTCAAATTAAAAAACAATTATTAGCCGAGGAGTTTAGTTACAATATGCAGTTAGCACAATTAAAGGTGCAGGCTGATATGAGTAAGTTTAATCAGCTAGAAGACCGAAAAGACGAAAGAACTAAGTTACAAGCTACACAACAATCAGAACTAATAGACCAGCGTAAGAATGATTCTTTACCAAAAGATTTCCAGAACGAAGCAGCTGATCTAATGGGTGATCTAAGTGGTATGCTGCAAATGGAATAAGTTTATTAACCAATTTTATATTATTATATTATGTCACAAGAAGTAAAACAAGAAGGCGACTTTAAAATGAAAGCAAAGAAACCTTCGGTAAAAAAATTAAATAAAGTAGATGAACCTATTAAGGTGGATCTTACAGAAAAGAAGGAAGATATAACAAGAGTAGTAATCCCTAAAGAAGATACAGATGCCGTTCAAGAGCAAACAACAGATGAAAGCGTGTTACGCGATAAACAGTCCGAAGTGGGATTGCAAGAAGTGGTCGAAGGAAACCAAGGGACCGCTGAAAATGTTATTGAAGAAATCTTTGAACAAGAAATAAAGAAAGAAGTTGCAGACATTAAAGATGAGTTGCAATTTCATACACAGGCACAGGAAAATAACAATACTCAGTTACCTGAAAACATAGAGAAGCTAGTTTCGTTTATGCAAGAAACAGGAGGAACTATTGAGGATTATGTTAGACTTAATGCTGATTACTCAAATGTAAACAATGTTGCTCTATTAAAAGAATACTACAGAAATACTAAACCTCACTTAGATGCGGAGGAAGTGGAATTCTTACTCGAGGATAAATTCTTTTTCGATGAGGACATTGATGATGAAAGAGAAATTAAATTAAAGAAGATGGCTTTTAAGGATGAAATTTCTAAAGCTAAAAACTTCTTAGAGGAAGCAAAACAAAAATACTACGCAGAGATTAAGGCAAGACCTGGGGTTAATGCGGAACAACAAAAAGCTGTTGATTTTTTCAATAGATATAATACCGAGCAAAACAAAGTGGCTCAACAACAAGAGATGTTTAAAAAACAAACGTCTAATCTTTTTAATAACGAATTCAAAGGTTTTGAATTTAACTTAGGTGAAAAAAGATTTAGATACAATGTTCAAAATCCAAATCAAGTTGCCGAAACCCAATCAAATATACAAACCTTCGTCGGAAAGTTTCTAGACAAAGAAGGTAATGTATCAGACGTACCGGGTTATCATAAGGCTTTGTATTCAGCAATGAATGCTGACAAAATAGCTGCTCATTTTTATGAACAAGGAAAAGCTGACGCTGTTAAACAAGTTGTCAGTAGTTCCAAAAATCCAAGTACGGATGCTCCTAGAACTGCTAGCGCGCCATTCATTAATGGACTTAGAGTTAAATCTATAAGCAGTGAGGATACCTCTAAATTAAGGATCCAAACAAGAAAATTTTAACAATTAAAAATTAAAAACTATGGCAAATGTAACGCCTTCATTCGGTTCAATTAAACCGTCTCAAAAACAGCAAGCATTAGACACTAACTATTTAAATTTTACAAATGGTACTAATGACTTTGCACAACAATATTTACCAGAAATCTATGAGCAAGAAATTGAGCGTTATGGTAATAGAACTTTATCAGGTTTCTTACGTATGGTAGGAGCTGAAATGCCAATGTCCTCCGATCAAGTAGTTTGGTCTGAGCAAAACAGATTGCATATTGCATATAATAATGTTACTTGCGTTAATGCTACAACATTAAGATTTGCCGTAAATAATACAGCTGGCGCAAACTTTGTACGCAATGTTATTTCAGTTGGGCAAACATTAGTAGTAATGAGCCCTACAACGGGTAAAGAACTTAAAGTTTATGTTACAGCATCTACAGACCCTGATACTGGAAACGCTGATCTTACAGTTAAACCTTATACTCAGGCAGATTTAGGGGGTACAGTTGATTTTGTAACTGGAACGCCTACAAATCTTAAGATTTTTGTATATGGTTCTGAATTTAAAAAAGGAGATACTGACGCTACTATTAACTCAGTAACGCCTTCATTCACTCAATACAGTAATTCACCAATTATTGTTAGAGAAAGATATCAAATTTCTGGTTCTGATACTGCTCAAATCGGATGGGTAGAAGTTGCTACTGAAGATGGAGCTTCTGGGTACTTATGGTACTTAAAAGCTGAATCTGAAACAAGATTACGTTTTGAAGATTACTTAGAGATGTCAGTAATTGAAGGTGAATTAGTATCTGGTGGTTCTACATTAGGATCTAATAAAATCAAAGGAACTCAAGGTCTTTTCTCTGCTGTTAGAGAAAGAGGTAACGTTGTAAACAACTTTGCTGCTTCTTCTGGTATTGGTGATTTCGATTCTATCTTGAAAAACTTAGATACTCAGGGGGCTATTGAAGAAAACATGTTATTCTTAAACCGTTCAACTTCTTTGGAGTTTGACGATATGTTGGCATCTCTATCTTCTGGTGCTGCTGGTGGTGTAGCTTACGGTTTATTCGAAAACTCTGAGCAAATGGCATTGAACTTAGGTTTCTCTGGATTTAGAAGAGGATCTTACGATTTCTACAAAACTGACTGGAAATACTTAAACGATGCATCCACTCGTGGAGGAATGGCTACTACATCAATTGATGGATTACTTGTTCCTGCCGGTACATCAACCGTATACGATCAACAATTAGGTACTAACATCCGTAGACCATTCTTACACGTTCGTTATAGAGCTAACCAAGCTGACGATAGAAGAATGAAATCTTGGATCACTGGATCTGTTGGAGGTGCTTATACTTCTGATCTTGATGCA